GTGTCTTAGGCCTATCAAAAAACCTACCCCCCTTGCTGCTATTGCATGATGAACACAATACTTGCAAGTTATCCAGGCTATCTGTGCCTCCTGCCACTCTAGGCACGATATGGTCAACGCTTAGGCGTTCCTCAGTGCCGCACATCTGGCAACATCCATCCCTGCGAATTACTTGCTCTCTGATACGTCTCCATGCTGACGTTGATCCATTGTCTTTAAGCTTTGACATAAACACTCTTCAAACAGTAATCACAATAGGCGTAATGAATCGAGGCATAGTTGATGTGCTGGTACTTATGACCCAGCAACCAACAGAACAATCCTCTCACTGCCAACCTCTTGTCTTTAGATGATGTAGCGCCTTGCAATAATCAGGCTCATCATACTTGGTAATCCCATATCGATGTTGGACATACTTCCAATAGAAATAGAACTGGTAATCATATGGAGCATTTATAAGCTTCTCATTACGTATCTGGTAATAACCATGATGAGAGCCATTGCGAGCATCGATTCTAAAGCTTGATTCTCTAAAGACTATCTCTTGATGACATTGAAATTGCTTATCAGTTAATTGTAAATCAGCTAATGAATGTAAATCATAATAAGGATCTATTGAGCCCTGTCCTACTGCAGTAGCCTGCATAGACAGAGATATCCCAATAACGGCGGCTACCCAGCGGGCTTTCCGCGAAGCGGCCCGCTGTGAGCCCTTGATGGGCTCTAGCCTGGAGTGTACCGACCCTGTCAAATAGGATCTGATATGGAAAGCATAAAACCGCAGGTCAGAGCCTATATTTTGTAATCCTTGCAATGAGCGTGTCGCTCTAATTATCCGCAACATGAAAACTCCACAACCATAGATGGAAACGGCGCAGGTGCTAACCCAGCCCCAAATTTAATCCGTCCTTTAACAAAGGTAACTTCAGCATTTGGAAGAACAAGCTCATGAAACCATTTTGTGTCTGTCCTAGCAGGCAAGAGCATTACGACTAGATCATGATGCTGAGAAGCTTTAAGTACCCAGTCTTTGATGCCTCGACCATAAGGCGGATTGCACCATACATGGCCATACCAATCAGCCGTTAGCCCATCTCTGCGATCATCTTCTGGGTGATCTAATCCAAACCATTCTTGGCATAAATAATTACGGCTAGAAGCTGCTACGTCCAAATCGAAATCATAAACTGCATCGAGCTTGTCAAAGAAGCTTTTGGGAGTAGCCCAATCATCTGTAAGGCTAGGTGGCATATATGCCCTAGTTATCGGTGCTGTAAAAACCGCTTCCTTTGAACTGGATTCCAGGGACTGAGTAGATTTTGGCCATGTCTGAATGGCAGAACTGGCATTTGACTGAATGTGGTTCATGGATAGATAACTCCTTCTCGTACCGCAAGTTAGCCTCGCAGTCCTCGTTGGTGCATTCGAATTCATAGATTGGCATTAGTGGCCTTCTCGCATGTCCGGCATGGGACTTCCTTTAGTTTCCACGATCCACATATTGTGCATCTTTCAGGCTCTAATTGTACAGAATCTGTATGGATATCTCCGTAAATTGGTAGAAGTAGCTGAACCAAGTCCGCAAACCGCATAAAGGCCAGATACTCGGAAGCATCTTCTCCTTGACCATTCATACGGCACACCACGAACGGAAGCTCTTTGCCATCCGCTCTTTTGCTCGCTTGGCGCAGCCACTCCAAGGGCTGGAACGCCGACCTAGCCTTAACTTCAACGTCGAACGGGACGTTAGTTATATCTTTTCCAGCTCCACGACCGATACCTGCATGAGGCCACCATTGCTGGAGATAACTAGCAACGACGCGCTCTGTTCTAAGGCCTCGGTCTTTTCTGTGACGTGTCATGCACGTCCAGCAGAATTAACTGTATGGCACTTAGTGCAAGTCCATTCTTTAAGCAACCAACGTTCTCTGATCTGATTCCAATTTGGAACGCTGTTGCACATTTGGCAGATAAGCTTGTAACCCAGTTCTTCCAAGGCTGCTGCGTTATCGCGTAGATTCTGTTCTTCTTCAGCTGTAGGGAATTGCTCCCATTCACCATCTTGGTTCAAGAATTGGATGTGTCCCATTACTTCTTCACCTGTGGCTTCCAAGTTCCGGTCTCTTTATCGATTTCATACCATCGAGGTTCGCATCGCTCAGCTTCTCCCAGTATGTGATTCATGCAGCGCCAATGTCCCCAAGGCTTGCCCGCTTTCGTAGTACCTGTTTTCCAAGCCATTTCCCCATGAGGGCAACGCTGTACATCCGAATCCGTTGTGCCACCAAGAATTGATTTCACCATCTCGACTGCTCCTTCCATAGTCTGAACTGGTTCTGCTGGTCGTATCGCCCATGGATCATCTTCCTTTGGTACTGGGACATATTCCTTTGATGTTTCAGCCATCTTTGCTTTTGTGGCTTCAATAGTTTGTTTGACCTCTACGCCTTTAGCGACCTTTGACATTTCTTCACGGCTCGCTCTCTTTCCTTTAGTTGCGTAGCCTGCATTAGCGAGAGCGCGACCAATCGCACTTGTCTCGCAGTTTTCAAGGGCAGAAGTAGCATTAACTCCACGACCTTGTACTGTTTCCTCAGCAAGGCCAGTCGTCCAAGGCCTAGGATCAGCCTCAGTTCGAAAGATACTAGCTTCAACGATGTATTGAGTAGAACTAGAAGCCACAAGCTTCGTATGTATTTGACCATCTGGGTGTTCCTTCCAGAACTTCTCGAGCCTCGATTCGACAGTTTCATATTCGTCTAGGTTAAACATAAAGGTCATTCTCCGTAACTCTTAGTTGACCACTGATTGCGAAGTACGCACTTCCATCGATGTAATTGTCCACTTTTCCAGATTCCATTGATCTAGCGACTTTGACCAACGCAAGGCACATCGCCACTTGGTAATCAGTAACTGGCATTTCAAGATATGCAGACCATAGGGATGCGGTTCTGGACATATTGTCTGTTGGGTGACCATAGTCCATTCCACGCTCTTGTATGATTGCTTTTGCTTCAGTAAGAAAGTCACCAGCGTTCATCGATTCACCTGGTGCTGGGTCTGTGCCTTAATCATTCTGCGGGCGTTAATCTTGCCCTGAATCTTGCCGTGTTCGTGTCCCTTGGCATAACCCAATAAATAGCCAACGATGACGCCAAGTGACCCCATTCCAATAAGTGCATGATCTACGTTCATGATGCTCCCGTTCCGTCAGTATCTCCGACTTATGAGAAGATTACATCAGATAAAGCCGACAGCCCCCATGCTTTGATAACAGTCTTATAACGATTTCGGCAGGATTTTCATCCTCGAAAATAGGACTAGCGAACCCGTCCATAAACCTTGCCGTTTACGATAAATGTGCCGTTCTTCTCGATGTAGATTAAATCGACCTGAACGTTCTTATTATGGACATACATGATGGCGAAACACTGCTGCCAGTTTGCCGACCCTTTGGTGTAGGAGGCCTGTTTGAAGTCCATTAGGTTGCCTACCTCGACTCCATGCAGAACACGTCCCATTCGGCCTCCTATGGCCTCTGAGAACGATTGCCTGCCCGCTCTATGCGTATGCCCCGAGACGATATTTACGCCCATCCGGCGGGCTGCTTCCATGGCGGATGCTCCGCCCATATTCTTAATTGGGGTGTGATCTCCATGAACTGCGTACCAGCCAGTAGCCAGTTGCATAGGCTTCTTATGAAAAGTAATGCCTAGTTCATCGAACTTCATGAACTTCTCGAACCGAAGCTCTGGCAAGGATAGGAATGATGGAATCTTCTTCATGATGATGTTATATAAACGATCTGTGTGGTTAGACCGGATGCAATCTGTAACGCCCAGTTCCCAAAGTAGCTCTACGCAGCGGTCTCGGTCATCGCCCAGGCTCTGCTCATAAGCTTGTGGAGTGCCTTCAGACCACTTAGATATAGTCTGGAAGTCAATCTCATCGCCAATGGTGACTGTCTGGTCTGGCTTGAAGGTCTGTAAGAATTTAGCGATGTTTCTAGTGACGTGCACATCCTCGAATGGAACCTGCAAGTCTGAAAGTATTACGATTCGCTTAATCGTCATCCTCATCTTCGTAGGGGATATTGTCTATGCGGTTAGGCAGGTTAGGGATAATCCAGTCAGGAAAAGATTCACGATCAGAGAGAAGCCAAAAGGCGTGAGTCTCTGTGAATCCTGCTTTGCGTAATGACTTGTAATATTCGTTAAGCGCTATGGCATAAGCATCCAAGGCGCTGTAAGTATCTAAGTCTATGACTGGTCGTTTCCTTGCCATGGCTTAAGTGTTACCTACCTAACAACTCGATTATGGTATCGACACGCGCTTCTAATCTTGATACTTGGTCTTTGAGGCTTGAACCTGAATTGGGTTTTAACTCTGAAAGATAATGCTTAATCATGAACTGCGTATATGCAGCCAAGCCGCCTAGAACTGTAACTACTCCTACAGCCCAAGCTGCGAGGTCTGCCGCGGTCACTTTTTCGGAGTTGCGTATCCGAATACGCCCGCTAGGACAGCCCAAAGGATTGAGCGATAGTCGAGTGCAAAGTTAGACGCTCCCCATGCTGCTAGAAACGCACCTGCTGTAAGTATTGCTGGGTTCTTCATGTTCATATTGAGCCGCCTATCATTGGGATATTAAAGAACGAACCATCTGTATCGCCCTTTTTAGTGAAAGAAATATGGCAATGTTTAGTATGCGGATTGATTCCAGAATACTTGCGCCAGCGCCATCCCAAGCGAGACGATGCGATGTGGCCATTGAAGATGATGTAACTAATTCTCTTATCGCCACGTTTTGCACAGAGTCGTAACTGATCTGCAAGGTCAGGCATGAAGTCTGGCTTTGCTTTGCCAGATAAATCCCTGTCAATATCAATGGCTCGGACGACACCCTTTGCATCAGGATTGTGGTCAGAAGGACGCGCTGAATGACGGACATCGCCAATCCAGCCGTCCGAGGTTCTATCTCTGTCTGGGTAAGAATCATCGACTTGCAGCCTTAACTGTTGCCCCGCTTTGCATAACTTTGGGGTCATGAAAGTAGAAGTTTGGCCTCATCGGCTGTAATGCCTAGACGATCTAATAGAGCTGCTTTAGCTGTGGCCGATGCTGTTTCCTTTGATGCTTCCGCCTTGTCAAGAGCTGTTATTGCTGCATCTACTTCTTTTTGAGTAGGAGCATCTCCTTCGAGTACGTCCCATTTGATGGTTGAATAATCTCCGCCAACGATCGAGAACTCTGCCTCTGGGCGAAGTGACTTAATAGCCAATACTAGTTTTTCAGCGTATGTAAGCATTATGCACCGATTTCCATGAGAATAATTACAGAAGTTTGATTGTCTGATTGTGCAGTAATTGACCCGCTAGATGAAGTAGAAAAAATTGCTGCCTGTGTTTTGTAAGTCGTTGCAGAAGTTGTGGCTGGAGAATCCATATATGCCAAACTTACAACTTGCCTAAAAGCGTTATTGCCATCGGCAGGCTGGCCAGTTCTAAAACCAAACGCAAGATTGCCGTTGCCTGCGTTATAGACTGTTGTACCGCCTCTTACGATATTGATACCAAAGGCGCTAAATTGGTCAACTCTAGCGTTGTAAATAGATTGAGTTATTAAAACTAAAACTTTACTTGTTGATGATGTTGGGGTAATTGATAGTGACAACCCTGTATCAGTCATTGTAGTAGAAGCAATAGCCACGTCTGTTGTATAAGTGCCTTGCACTACTTGTAGAACCTTACCGCCACCACCAGCAGTTGCCCACTTGAGCCCAGTCGCGGTTGTCGAATCTGCTGTGAGAACTTGTCCGTTTGTGCCTACTGCAAGGCGGGCTGGAGTGTCGTTTGCTGTAGCTGCAATCAGATCACCCTTGGCATCCACAATCGCATTTTGAATAGCGTTTGAGTCATCTTGAGCAACCCATGAGAAATCGAGGTCTGTTCCAGAAGCCTTGGCTAAAACTTGACCAGTAGTTCCACCTTTGAGATCAACTAAGGCAGTATCGATATCTTGACCCAAGGCTGCAATGGCGGTTGCGCCATCCTTTACCAGGTCTGTTGACTGAGGTATGTCCCAGCCAAAGTTAGTAGTTGTTGTTGCCATTACGCTACTGCTCCAATCGCATTAAGCCAAGTTAGGCTGGTGTTAAGTGTGTTCCAAGTCTCCGCCGCATTTACCTGCTCCCATTTTACAGCAACTTGGGAGAAACTTACCGGAGAAGCATTGAAAGTTATCGATAGATTATTGAGGCTTGCCCTGAACGTCCAGCCTTCGATGTAACCCTGGAATGAGCCATTAGTGATGTTTCCGGGCAGGTTCTGAATCCAGACTGGTTGCCCCATGAAGATATTGATTAAGGCATCTCTATCGGCATCGTCAATTTCTGGGTTGCCTAAAACAAAAGTGATTCCTTGAAACTTAGGATATGGAGTAGCTCTAAGGGCGATATATCGATTAGCCAAAGCTTGTGCATCCGCTGTGTGTTTAATGCGGGATGTGTACTCTTCCCCATAAACGCCGTAAAGGCTCTGGCTGGTTGCATCAGTGGCAGTGTAAGTCTGGTTGGCGTTATTGTCGTAGTTAATTGTGAATCTATTACGTAGGTCTCCAGCCCTGGTTGTAGCGGCTAGTCCTATTCCATTTGCATGGTTAGCATCTAAAATGGTGTAGCCATTATTGGCTAAATAATCTTGCCGATGGGTTTGATCCGCATAACCAATATTGCCATTGGCATCTTCATAAAGAACGCCAAAGGCAGAATTGGCGATATCTGTGCAAAGTGAATAAAGGTCTGTATTGCTAGAAGATCGAGCGATAAGGGTGTAATCGCCTGGCTGGTCAATTTCGCCTAAGCCGATGTTTACTGCATTAGCCCAAGTCTCGGTAGGGTTGTAATTAGCCCAAGTCTCAGCTGCTGGAACTTCGTTCCATTGGCCTAGAAGATACCCAGATAAAAGCGTGTAAATCTGGTCGCCATCCTGATCTTGAGATAAAACTCCTGGATCAATAATCTTAGGCAATTTAGATAAAGCGCCTAGAGCAGTAATTGTGGCAGTGGTGGTGTAGCCAATAGATCCTGCTCGGTTAACCTGAATGGTGAAGTCTGAAATCTGGCCACCAAAGATAGGCACAAAAGCATTGGTCGAATCAGTGACTTGAACTGAAAGGCTTGTACCTACTGTAAAGTCATAAGAAGTGTTATCAAAGTTGAGAAGCTGTAACTGGCAATAGCCTGCTACTGGCTGTTGGTTGATATCTGTACGGCCTGAAGTGATGGTCAGATTAGCCACTGTTACATCTGTGACCTCAAGGCCATCTACTTGAATCTTATAGGTCGGAGTCCAGGCGGTCATGCGAAGATTAAGCCTCCGCCGATGGTTCCTCGAGCTGAGGAATCATTTAGAAGGCCAACAATCTGTCGGGCAGTAGATTCAGGATCTATCGCACCATTGACAGTGATATTAGTAGTGCCTGCGTTTGGATTGTAATTAAGGCCAGTTCTAGGGTTATATGAAATCATGCTATCTGAAGGCATTGAAGGAACTGGAGTCGGTGCTACGACTGCTGCGCTGGTCGTTGCCCCAGTCTCAAAAGAAGACCTAGAGAATAGATTGCCTGCTGCTCCAGCGGCGCTCTTTCCTAGATCAATAAGACCTTTAGCGAAGTTATAGAGTTTTTCAATCTTGCTTACGAAACCAGCAAAGATATCGATAACCCCAGCAATAATCTTGCCGAGACCTTCGAAGGCTAATCCTAGAGTCTTGCCTAATACTGGTGCTAGGTAATCCTTGGCGAAGTTATAGATAGCCTTCATAAAGCCATAGAAAGGCTGAAGTTCATCATTGTTACTGGCTAGTGAATCTCTGACTGAATTAAAGGCTGATCGCAGGCCATTGATAATCGGCTGAATTACCTTCATGACTGGCTGTAGCTTATCGCCAATGTTGCTAGTGAAATCTGCAATAGCCGGAATTACTTTATTAACAATAGTCTCAACTAGCGGAGTAATGGCAGTAAGGATAAATGCTCCGACTGTTTCCTTACCTTCATCAAAAGCAATCTGAAGGCGTTGCATCTTGCCCTGGAATGTGTCGGCTTGGGTTGATGCCTGGTTCTTAAATGTGTCTGCCAGTTTGGCAGTAATTTCTTCCATGCTCATGGTCTTCAGCTGAGCAGAAGTTAAGCCAATGCCTAGTTTGCCAAGTGCTGCGGTGTTGCCTTCGGCTGCCTTAGCCATGGCATTAGTTACAGCCTCGAGGGACTTGCCAGAGCCTGCTGCTACATCGATGGCTACAGTTTGTAGCTTCTGAGCCTTTTCTAAGTCACCAGTGGCTCGAGATAGTCTTTCAAGAGAAGGGCGCAACTGATCGTCAGTCACGCCAAAGGCTAGAGAAGTCTTGGTTATGTAATCTTCAGTTGCTTCTATCTGGTTCTCTGTAGCCCCTGTAACGTTCTTTAACGTCAGGGCTAACTTGGTCTGTGCAGCGGCATCTTCTACAGCCGCTTTGACCCCATCTACGGCTAGTTTGCCCGCATAGGCTAGGGCTGCTGCTCCAGCAGCTGCAAAGGCTGCTCCGGCGACTTTACCAAACTTAGTTACCTTATCGCCGAAGGTAGCAACGTCTTTGTCGGCCTTGTCGAGGTTCTTAGTGAAGTTATCAACGTCAGCAAGGAGTTTAAGCGTTAACGCTCTAGTACCTGTTGCCATTAGCCCCACTCCTTCAAAATCTTAGTAAATGAATCAGTCCATCTAGCAACTATCTCAGGTTGAATCCTGCGAAGTGTTGGATAGATAAACCATCCCTTAGAGCCTCGACCTTGACGACCAGACCAGACAGGGAACTGCTTATATTTATTAGATCCGAATTCTGAACCGCCCCAGATATCTTTGGTGGTTGCTCCACCTGAGAACTTCTGAGAAGCGAAGCCATAAGTAATCTCACCAATGCGGCTCGACTTCTTAACCCTAGAACCATCTGCAATTCTGCTCGCAACCTTTCGGTTTTGAAGAGAACCAGCAGTCCGGCTAACCTCAGCCTTAGCGAATTCAGCCAGAGCGCCTGATTGGCGCTTGGCCTCATCGTTGGCTTCCTCGCTCATATTCTTAAGAGCTTTGAAGACTTGTCGGAGTTCAGTCTTATCAAAGGCGATTACTTCATCCGCCATTGCGCTTCTCCAATATCTCGATAGCCGTAAGAATATCCTCGGCAGTTCGCCATTGATCCATAGGAATCTGTGTGGCTATTGCCAGTTCAACTAAGAGTCGGCTTACGCTTCCTCTTGGATGACTTTTGGGTCGCCTTCACCTACTTCGACATCGGCTACAGATTCCATCCAGACATCGAGTGTCTTAGTTGGCTTACCGCCTGCCTCACGCTTCATGGCGCTGTGTGCTACATAAAGAATGTCCCACATTCCGCCGAACTGGGAGATAACCTTTTTAGTGGTCATTTCCCAGCGGGCGTAATCTGGTGGTCGAACCATGTAAGTGGTTTCGGATCCATCTACGTATTTAATTGTTATCTGCTGTTGCATTGTTTGCTCCCGTTTCTATCGGTTTAGGAGAATGTCTCTGTGACAGTTCCGTTTGCGACCTTGAATGTAAAGTCTACAGTCTGTGCGTCTGTTCCAGCGCCTCCTGCTGTTGGGAATTCAGGAAGAATTGGGAACACGAACTGAGCGCCTGTAGCAGCTGTAAGTGTTACTGAAATTGTGGTGTCTGGTGCTTCTGCTGCCGCCCAAAGAGCTTCGCATACAGATGCTGTCTTGCCCCAGTCTGCGAGCATTGAGAGAGCAAAGGTTGCCTCTACGTTAGTGGTCTTGTAAGCCTCGCCATCGAGAGTCTGATAGGTCTCACGAAGGTTGGTCTTTGTTAGAACTGCTGAAAGTGCTTGAGCCTCGATATCTGTTCCACCTGTGAAAGATAGAGAAATATCGCGACCTGTGATTACTGTGGTTGCCATTATTTATCCTTAGTTTGTTTGTGTGTAGTAGGTAGAAACTCTGATATCTGCCACCAAGACATTGGAAGGGCCGACCTGAGTAACCGTTGGTTTTTCAACCGCTCCGACTGTGTACCCGGTAGGGATCACCTTCAGAACACTTATGACGAGCTGCTCGAGATTGTCGAGCGATGCAGGGTTGCTGTTATAGGCAACCGCTACTGAGATGACAAGGTTAATCTTGATATGAAGCGTGGACTTGTTAATAGTCTCTAATTCGAGGTACGGAGAGTCTGGGACTGTCACTACAAAAGGAACCATAGGAGCTTCGGGAACGTAGGCATAGACGTTACCTGCTACGCCTGCAAAGGCTGTGGCTAGTGGTTGACGGACTGTATCGAGAATCGTGTTAGGCATTTACTGCACCATTGAATCGGTGTCGATATACGCCCCTAGAAGACCTGATACGCGATTAAAGAGGCTGCGCCCTAAGCGATAAGGGCTAACGTTTGTAAAGTCGATTCCCTCGATTTGTCCACCTGGAGCAATGCGAGATTGGAAGACTTCTACTGAGACTGCTAGGACTGCTGACTCTACAGCTGAGACTCCGACATAGGTCGCCGCACCTGAGAGCGTGGCGAGGCCAGAAGGAATGACATTCTTTGGCTCAATATCCGCATTGGTAATAGCGACAGTAAATAGATCATCATAAGAATCCGAGATTGTAAAAGTTCCGTTGAATGGGGAGCCGCATCCTGTGATGACTACGCTCTGACCCGCTGAGAATTGGTTCATGCCGACAGTTCTATAAACTGCGATATTTGCTTCTAGTTCTACTTCATCGATTGCAACTGCGTACTTAACTAGCATTGGCAAGATAACTGCTTCTGCTGTATCGATTACATCTGTTAGATAAGCATCATTGTAGAGGGAACTAGAAACGCCAAGGACAGAGCGAAGTTCGCTTGCTGTAACTATTGTTGCCATTTCTAGTTCCTCTCGTTAAACGACTGGGGGAGCCACCGGGAGCAGTAGCTCCCCCATGATTAGTTTGGGTTATGCAACCATCCAGCGGTATGAACCTGCTGCAAGCTTTGTCGCAACTGCGCCATAGCCGTAGTAGCCAACCTGAACCTGACCTGTTGAGATCAAGTTGCTCTGGAGTGAGAGACGTGGGCTCTCGTACCATGTGTAAGCATCTGGGTTAACAACGATCATTGTGTTGTCGCCAACGCCTGAGCCAGTTGTGAGCTGACGATCTACGCGGAGGTTAAGTCCGAGAAGGTTTCCACGAACGCCTGTAGCAGTTAGGTTTCCGCCTGCGTTCTGTGGGTTGATTGTTTGCTGGAATACAGGACGGTTTGAACCATCTACGAGTCCCATCAATGCGCCCCATTGTTCTGGAGATACGATGATGTTCTGCGCGAAACCAAGGGTTCCCTTGTAGATAGATACTGCTGCATCTGAGACGAAGTCTGCGATGTTTGCAGCTGAAACTGTGCGGTTTCCGCCATCTGTTCCACCAGCGATAAGAGCATCTGAAACTGCCTTATCTGTTGCCTTTGCGTAAGCGAACTCCATCTGACGAACGAGTTCAGCAAAGAACGCTGGTGATGAGCGATCTAGAAGCTCGAGGCTGAAGGTCTGCTGTCCAATGTACTTAGACACTGAGACTGAAACGAACGCTGCGTTCTGGTCTGTTTCTGATGGTGTTCCGCCTTCAGATGCTGCTGCAACTGTTGGAGCAACTGTGATCTTAGGGATTTCGAATGTCATGCCTGCATCTGGAAGAGTGCCGCGTGAGATTGATTCGATTGATGGGCGATCTGCGTTTGAGATGCCGTTGATAACTTCAGTTAGTTGACGTGTTGGGACAAGTCCTGCGTTATCTGTTGTGTCTGCTGCTGCTGCAACGTACATCTTTGATGTTTCGTTGCCGAGTGAAGCGCGGACTGAGTGCTCGAGATAAGAAGCCTTATCAACGATTGGGTTACGAACAGTTGTTGAAATGTAAGGTGCTGTTGCAGCCTTAACTTCAACTTTTGCAGCCTCTACCGTTTCTGCGGCAGGAGCAACTTCTGGAACGGTAGTGTCTGACACTTGTTCTCCTTCTGTGGTTGATTGTGTTTCTTCCTGAGTTGTCTCAGAAACCTCTGTGTCTTCAGCCGCTACTTTTGCGACCTCAGCGCCTGGAATTGCGCCGTCTGTAACGAGGCTGACCTCGATTAAGTTACTTGCTGAGATAGCCATAACGCCATCCTTGTTATCCCAAGCCTGCACATCTACTCCTACTGAAAAGTCTGAGCGAAGGCCGGTGGCTGCCTCTTCGAGGGCATCGTTACCAGCTGTAGTCTTAGCGATCTTAAATTCTGCTGTAATGCCTGTGGCATCTTGTTCCCATGACATAAGTTTGCCAAGAGGGCGAGTAGTGTCATGCTGTAGAACCAACTTAGTGTTCTTAGCCATTGTGATTGAATCTGGCTCGAACATAGTACGGCCTGCTGAGGTATTACCTTCAGCGTTCCATGAAACGATACGACCCGCGATAATGCGAGATTCTGCGTCCGCTGCTGTGATAGCAACTGGCATCGTTATCTTCATCGTGTCTCCTTGTTATCGATTAGATCTTCTTCTTCGCGGATTTGTTCAACGCTCATAGCGCCGATGCGATTAAGAATTTCATAGACCTGAGCGCGTTGCAGAGCATCAGAGCGCAGGAATTCGTCTAGTGAGAATCTGATTTCTCCGGTGGATGAAATAAAGTCTGGCATTGAAAGGCGCTGCTCGATAGCAGTAAGAATTGGCTTCATAGAGAAGTCAATAAGGGAACGACGTTCTGAAACGCTGTTGCTATAAGTCATTGAAGTAGTTTCTGCGCTCACGAAATATGCAGGAAGGTTGCAGGCGCGAGCCAATTCCAGAGCGACGTACTGACGAGCCTCGTTCAGCTGTAATTTGGCTGGATCGATGCCCAACGCCTGCAATTCAACATCAGCATTTAGAAACGCTGTTGACTTTGTAAGGCGAGCAGTTCTCCAAGATTCGAGAAGCTTAGAGATTCGCTCTGCTGGAAGATTAGTGCCGTTTGACTTGAGAACCTGAAGAGGGACTGGCTCTTTAGCAAAAGTTTCAGCGGCTTGCTCGAGTGCATGAGCTGCGCGAATAGTGCGGCCTGCGCGATTCAGAATTCCTTCATCGAGGCCATAGAACACGACAAGAGAACCGACTCCTTGATTTGGAACTACTGAGCCGTCTACTTGATAACCAATAATTTCTGTGTCGTTATTATTTAACTTTACACTTACACGATCTGGTGCAACGCGAGTCCATGCTCGGACTCTTCCTGTCTCGCCATATTGCTCAAGAACCTGACCATACCCGACACCATGGAAGAGAATGTCTTCCGCGAGCCACGCATAAATTGCAGAACCAGGAACGCGTGGGTCTGGCTGGTTGATTACTGCCGGAGTCCCCATGTGTGATCCATCGAGCTTTGAGTATTGCTCGAGTGGAAGTGATGCCAAAGTTGAGCAGATGATATTTCTAGCACGTGCAATAGTTGGAACCGCCATGGCCTGCTGGCGAGATGCAACTGATTGAGTAAATACGAAAGGATTAAAAGAAGCTGTGTTATTAAACGGCGCAGGAGCAGAAGCCGCATCGACTGTGGTCTCTACTGCTGGCTTAGAAGATGTAAAAATGTCCCGGATTCCCATTGGACATATTATACGCTATTGTCTAGACATTACCCTATCTGAATGTCTACCTCTGATTCAGCGCGTGTCGCAAAATGAGTAACCATCGCTGAAGCAACTGCACCGCAAACAATGCCACTGGCTTTACGTCCCATAACCCAACCACCATCACCTCGGGTTAACTTAACTGCGCTGAGAACTTGCTTGGTTAATTCCTCTTGATCTCCATGAGCAAGGCGAAGGCTAGAAACCGCCGATACGAATTCATCGCAGCTCTGCTGGTATTCCTGACCTGTAATCTCATGAATCGGAATTCCTGCCGGAGCCAATCGAGCCGCAACTGCTGAGGCTGTCGACTTGCTGTAGGCAACGGCATTAACTGGGAACTTGCGAACCCAAAACGCAATGTCGTTAGCCATCTCTTTATCATCGAGGTTGACTGGGTTAAACCAAGTGTGCAAAAGGCTGACCATGAACTTATCGCCATCGAGGCGCTGGCCTGCAACGAGCGACCCGTGTTTTCTGTCCGGACTTAGGTCTATCGCCATCCAAGTATCTTTCTCAACATCCAACTGAGGCAGATTCTCGACCTTGCACTTTTTCCATTCGGCCTCAGATATAACTGGGTTAATCATTGAGACGAATTGGCAAAGAACTTCTGTTCTAAAGATATCTTCACGATCTGAAAGGCTGTCTTTGATATTGTCTTCATGGACTGTGTGACCGAGGCTTGGGTTGCTTTGGTACCAGGCATCCTTATCGGTGATCTCAGCCCCTGGCTCAGCACTCCACTCGAACCAGCCAATAGAATCATCGGCTCCTTCAGCTGCGGCAAGGCCTCGCTCTCTGAACTTAAGCAATAACACCGAATTGGCATGGCCTGCGTTTGAATAGACGTATGCCTGCGGGTTGGGATTACTCATCTGGGTAAATCGCATCGATGACCAAACATCTTCAGTGTCGAATTCTCGGAGCTCGTCAATATGGATTACGTCCGGCGCAGCAATACCTCGAGCAGCTGAATTTCCAGCCCTGATTAGGTACCGGGCTTTATTCTTAAACCGAATCTCTTGCGATCCTTTAGATTCGTACTTCTTGGCAAAGTTATCTAAGAGCATCTGGCTATTCTCGATAATCTCTGAGACCTTGAAGAATATTTCACTGGATGTAGTCAACTTATGAGCTGTAGCAAGGTGCATCTTCTCGCCTAGAACATAGATTCCAAACAAGATTCGAAGCGCCATGAAGGTAGATTTACCCTGCTGGCGTGGCAACATGATGCCGATTAACGGTTGAGCCCAACGACCATCTGGCGTATATCGGAGGCAATCTCTAGCGAGGTTCTCCTGCCAAGGAAG